CATTGACTGCATCCTCCTTTGATCTTGCGATAAACGCACACCCACCTTGAGCATTAACCGCGTCTATCCAATTCTGTTGATCTTTACTTACTCGCCCTTTTGGTTTCTTTACTTCTACACTCAAAAACTGAGCAATCTTTTTGCCTACCATATCGGGTGTAATCTCTATTGTTTTCCAGCCGATTAGATCGCTTGACCCTTTGTGTAATCCAAAGTTTAGCCAGCGTCCATCTGCTAATTTCGCACCTCCTACATTATTTCGGAATAATCGACTATTGCCCTGACTTAGTGCTAATATTATCTGATTCTGTATTTCTTGTTCGGATGTCTCTGGCATGGTTTTCTATGAGTTGGTTTATAGTTTCTGATTCTGATTGTCCTAAAATAAAACTAACAGTTTTCAATTTTTGTTGATTAATTTTTGATACTGTAAACGTTTTCGGTGTCCTTACAGTATCCCTATCCATAAAACAAGGTCTAGACATTATACACCCTCCCATTCTTCTTCGGGTTCTTCTTCTTGCTTTGCAGTGTTTAATTTCTCTAGCAAATCGGGATAATCTTTCTCTAAATATGCGACTGCTTTCTCATCCGCTTCTTTTTCTCCTGACAAAACAGATTCAACGAACTTTTCAGCTTTAATTCTTTTTGCGTCTACTTGAGGTTCTAGTTTTTCAACCTCAATAATCTTTCGCTTCATTTTGCTTTCTTGTAAGGCAATTCTTAATTTAGAGTCAATATCTGACATTGCATTAATTCTAATTCCTCCTACATTCTCGCCAGCCCATTTGACACTAGCATCCCTATAGAGTGATAACGATCGCCCTATGAATTTTGATTCATCTACACCCCAAGCATGAGCGATCAATTTTCTCATGCTTAGACATGGCTTATATGGTTTGCCGTTATCCCCTTCGTAGTGTATCGCAACTGGCTGGTCTTGACTATCTTTACAATCAACCTTTGTAATAGTGATGATTAGCGCATCTTTCCCGATGAAATCATCTGCGTTTAGTTGATCGCTTTTAGTTTTTATGGTTTCTGCAAATTTCATAGTGATTGTATTTTTTGTGTTAATAGTGATCCGTTTTTTATAGCGTTATTGTGTTCTAATATTACTGAATTAATTAGTAATTCAAATTTAAGAAGATTTTCCTCTATTTTTTCGATAGTATCCTCACAACGATGAACCCTAATTATAGATAGTGCCAAACCTTCGCTATAACTCACAAAGTCACACCATTTCCTACCGCTTGCCAACATACCCCCTTGCATCTGTAACATATATTTACCGTCAATATTCTTATTAATTAGCGTATTCAGATGAACGGCAGGAGATGGGCATTTGATTTCAATTAATCCATCTTCACCAACTACTCCATCAGGGGAATACCCGAATAAGAAATCTTGATTATATTCGTAAAATCCAATTTCTTTGACTTTTTTATTAGTTACAGTCTCGTAATATTCGCGCGCTATTGGCTCGTTTTCTACCCCTCTTTGCATTTGCCAATTTTCTACAAAAGGCTCTGTTAATCCTGTGATTCTCTCACTTGCTTTAACTAATGCGAATGTTTCAGCCTGTTTACTTAGTTGTAATTTTGCGGGGGTTAGAATGTTTGATAATTCAGAACAGGTAATGCGACCCCTTCTTAGATTGTGCCATTCTTCAGACCGTTGCTCTAGTTTCTCGTGTATTTTTCTCATTTCTGGTATTTATTCTTTATTTGTTTAATAATTGATTGTGATGTTTCTGATTTGATTAGTTGCGATAGCTGTGATTATACCCTTCATTGCCTCAATTGATATTGTGAGTTTCTCTTCGTTGCAGAATGATTCAATATCACTTAGAGACTCATTATTTATTTTTTTCCTATAGGCTAGATTTTGAGCTTTTTTGGCTTTTTCTATTTCAATTGCTTCTTGCTTCTTGCGTTCATCTTCAATCGCTTGCTTTTTAGCTTGCTCAATCTCTGCTTGTTTTTTTGCTTCTGCTTCTTTGGCTATTAATTCCGCTTCACGCTTTTCAAATTCGATAGCTTTTCCAAGTTCATATTTTAGAGTTTTTATTTTAGATAATTTTGTATCAATGAAAGATTCTCTCAATATCTCAACGCCTTGAAATTCGTAGTTTTCCAGTTCTTCAATCTGAGCCTTTAATAGTATTGATTCTTTTCTAGGTCTAATTTCTGCAATCTTATTGATAATTGATTGAGTCTTTAATTTTTCTTGCTCTAACTTTCTATCTTCTTCTAGTTTTGCGAGTCTGATTTTTTCTTTAGCTTCTTTTTCAGCTAATTCCTTGGCTTCTTGCTCTGCTTTGATTTTAGCCTGTCTTTCTTGTTCGGCTTTTTTTTCAGATTCAAGTTTAGCTAGTTCAATCTTTTGCTTTTCAATAAGTTCAAGCTCAGATTTTCGAGAGATTAAAGCATTTTTATTAGATTCCGCTATTGATTTTTCAAACTCTCCTCCATTTTCAAATATAGAAAAGTTAAAATTTTCTAATTTTTCCAATTTAGATTTTAATGAATTTATATCATCTTCTAGTATCGGCTTTAGTGAATTCAATTCAACTTTAAATTGTTCGATCTCTCTCTTAATACGATCTTGTTCCTCTTCCCATAGTGTCAAAGGTTGCCTCGCTTTATTTCGCAACTCGTCAAGATGTTTGGTTAATCTGATTCTTTCAGAGTCTACTTTTTTGATCTTCTCTTTTTCATCAGCTACTAAATCTTTACCTAGTTTCTCTAGTTTAGATTTAGTCTGACTTACTTTATATGCTAGGCTCGCAATTTCTTTTCGTCCTTTATCTGTGCTTGTGTCTGGCACATGATCATTAATTAAGGATTCAATCGCAGATATTAGACTATCAACATTATCTGAATTATTGAATAGTTCTACTGGTTTTATGTTATTGATTATTTGTATTTCTGACATGGTATTTATTCTGATTTGATTTTTAGTTTTCTGATGCGACCCTTATTGATTGCATCAATTAATGAAATTGCTTGTTCTTCGTTTAAATTGCAAGCGGAATTAAGTTCATATACTAATTCTCTTACTGTTTTATGTGGGATCGGGTAGAATAATAATTCTATTACTTCGTTATCTTCTTCCATTGTTTATTCTGTGATATTCGGTTATTACTTTGTTCCAATATGGTAAAGTTGCGATCTTTTTGTAGCCGTTGCCCCCACCGTTCCAATTTCTCGCGAAGTCCATAGCGGTAGGCTCGTATCCTAATCTTTTCTTTGTAGTATAGTGTTGATGAAATAAAGCAAACATTTCAATTGATTTACTTCTAAGGTAGCGATCATCTAAAGTGTAATTTGTTCCATAGATTCGGTTTATATCCTCAACTAATATCGGGTGAATCTGAAGACATCCAACAGCTAGTCCATTGTCACCAACTGCGGAATCATTGCCCCCACTTTCGATAAGTATTAGTAGGTAAATTAATAGTTTTATGTTCATATTTGGTTCTGATTTTGTTTAAAAACAACCTCCATTTTGAAGGCTGTTTGTTTAATATTTCTGATAGATTCATTAGAATAAAATTACTGATCCGCATTGAAATTGCGCTATATTTCCAGATATTTTAATAGGATATATTTGATTTTTTTTACTATAAAATCTTACTTTATTTGTTTTTTCGCATTTTTTTATTGTTATTTCCATGATGTTTTTTGCAATCGGTTTCTGTTTTAGTGATAAGAATAATATATTATCTTTATCTATCAAAACGCAAGCACTTTTTAAATTATTTGCATTTTTTATGATTCGTTTGCAAATTTGCAAACCGTTTGCAACCATGTAACTTTTTATAAATCAAATACTTATAAATATTTTTTGCCTCGTTTGCACGTTTGCAAAAATCCTGAGAATAGAACTATAAAGTATAAGTTAATATAAAAGAATGTATTTAATATTATATACTTTATCCCTCTATATTATTATTATTATTATTTTAAATATTTATTATTATTAGAGGGGATAAATCATTGATAATCAAAAAGTTGCATGGTTGCAAAAGTTGTTTGCACTGTGCAAACGGAATTTGCAACTTGCTATTGCTCAATTGTTTATAGGTTTGCAAATTTGCAAACGGTTGCAAACGGTTCATAAATATAAATAATTGTATTTAATATTGAACTTAATCAATATTGATGTATCTTTGTCTATATGGAAATCAAACACACAAATTTTAAGGCAATCCAAGAATCAGATATTGAGGAAATGAAAACAGGAGAATTGATTTTTTGCGAAGGGCAAGTACCTAAAAAAATTAGATTGTTCATCGTAGACCAAGACCCTAAAAATTTCATAATTCAAAAAACATCAAATCCAGATAATTTCTGGATTCTCAGAACCGACAACAAAAAACAATCTTCAGCTTCTTTCAAAAAATTAAAAACAGGTGAATTTGTCGATTTCAAAGACGACCGCGCAAAAATGCAAAGATACGCTCATTGCTACGGAAAATC